ATGGACGAACAGTGGGGCTATGTCGGGGCTAAATCGCGCCAGCGCTGGCTGTTTTACGCGTATGACAGTCTCCGGAAGACGGTTGTTGCGCACGTATTCGGTGAACGCACTATGGCGACGCTGGGGCGTCTTATGAGCCTGCTGTCACCCTTTGACGTGGTGATATGGATGACGGATGGCTGGCCGCTGTATGAATCCCGCCTGAAGGGAAGCTGCACGTAATCAGCAAGCGATATACGCAGCGAATTAAGCGGCATAACCTGAATCTGAGGCAGCACCTGGCACGGCTGGGACGGAAGTCGCTGTCGTTCTCAAAATCGGTGGAGCTGCATGACAAAGTCATCGGGCATTATCTGAACATAAAACACTATCAATAAGTTGGAGTCATTACCCGCCTTTACTAAGGGACGCGAGGCACCACCTGGTACATATCGGGTCGACATTTATTTGAACGACGAATTTATGACTAGTCGGGATATTACGGTGATGCTGCCAACTTACTGATTTAGTGTATGATGGTGTTTTTGAGGTGCTCCAGTGGCTTCTGTTTCTATCAGCTGTCCCTCCTGTTCAGCTACTGACGGGGTGGTGCGTAACGGCAAAAGCACTGCCGGACATCAGCGCTATCTCTGCTCTCACTGCCGTAAAACATGGCAACTGCAGTTCACTTACACCGCTTCTCAACCCGGTACGCACCAGAAAATCATTGATATGGCCATGAATGGCGTTGGATGCCGGGGCAACTGCACGCATTATGGGCGTTGGCCTCAACACGATTTTACGTCACTTAAAAACTCAGGCCGCAGTCGGTAACCTCGCGCATACAGCCGGGCAGTGATGTCATCGTCTGCGCGGAAATGGACGAACAGTGGGGCTATGTCGGGGCTAAATCGCGCCAGCGCTGGCTGTTTTACGCGTATGACAGTCTCCGGAAGACGGTTGTTGCGCACGTATTCGGTGAACGCACTATGGCGACGCTGGGGCGTCTTATGAGCCTGCTGTCACCCTTTGACGTGGTGATATGGATGACGGATGGCTGGCCGCTGTATGAATCCCGCCTGAAGGGAAAGCTGCACGTAATCAGCAAGCGATATACGCAGCGAATTGAGCGGCATAACCTGAATCTGAGGCAGCACCTGGCACGGCTGGGACGGAAGTCGCTGTCGTTCTCAAAATCGGTGGAGCTGCATGACAAAGTCATCGGGCATTATCTGAACATAAAACACTATCAATAAGTTGGAGTCATTACCCGATATCCTGCTGAGAACATAAACACCCACGGATCGAGGCGTACGCTATCATGTTGCTGTGCACCGCCCAGTTTATAATTGGCGATGGTATCGATATCCATGTACCACACTGACATGTTTTAAAAAATGCAATAAGACATTGTATCTGAAAGAAAAAACAGGATTTTGAGGCGCTTTTTTATACCGTTTTTCCGTGTTTTTAACTGCCTGATTTTATTGAAATCTTTTTTAGTTTTGCAGAAAGGATTTTTTGCTCGATCGCTTTAATTTTATACATTCCTGATAACGGAAATTTTTTTGCCCGTTGACAGTTTTTGTTCTCCGGGGCTATATTCCTCACACAACCGCAAAATCGGTTGTCGGGATTGGCGTCTCGGATAACATCACAACGCATAGCCGCGTTTGCGGTTTTTTTTGCGTTAAGCATTGCCACATTCGCATTATGGTGGGGCGTGCAGGGGCGGAGAAATCCGCGCCGGGTTTTGTGATGACCGGTTACGCCAACCCTGTACGTCTCACCACCTCCCTGATTGGCGTCAGAGGTGGTGATCATCCAATTAATTGGAGTCATCACATATGAATACAGCTATAACTTTTTCTAACGAGTCACCAAAAGTCTTTTTCAAAGATGGTCGCCTGGTTACCACCTCTCAAGCTGTTGCCGACTACTTCGATAAACAACATAAACACGTTTTAGCTAAGATTGACACACTCGACTGCTCTCCCGAATTTACATCAGCCAACTTTTCGGCCGATGTTCAGACTGTCGAAATTGGCAACGGCGCAGAACGTGAATCACGATGCTACCTGATCACAAAAGACGGCTTCATGTTCCTCGTAATGGGATTTACTGGCAAAAAAGCAGCCAGACTAAAAGAAGCTTACATTGAAAAATTTAACGCAATGGAAGAAGAACTCCACAAACGTCCTCCTGCAGCACAAAACTCCCCCGCCCCAAATAATGGATGCGCATTACTGATCCACTTCGATAAACACGGTCAGGTCGAGTTCACAGAAAAAGTCCCCGCCGATGCGATGGTATGCACTCTGGAACGGTTTAAATTTTATCTGGAGCAACATGGGTGGATCGTTGCCCGTAAAGAACAATTGGTGGAAAGGTTGATGCGGTTTTAATGAATGCAAAACCCCGGATGATCACCGAGGTTAATTTTATCGAGCGTGATTGCCGCTAATCGCCATCGCTCTGATTGAGCGTAAATCATTCAGGTTATTCAGTTCTTCCTTCTGCTCTCGCTGACGTCAATAAATCCCATCATTGCGATCAACCTCATCCTTAACCATTGATGCGAGCAGTTCTTCCAGTTTCTGCGCTGACAGCTTTACCTGGTGATCTTCAGCATCTTCCCGGGCTATTGTGGTTCGCGCAGTGGCTGATTTTGCTGACATCACCACAGGGGGCAGACGGACCATTGAACCATGGCCTCCGGAACAAATAAGGGCAAAAATAACAACCACTATCGAAAGCTCACAAACTAACCGCAGCACGTTCCTGCATACGACGTGTCTGCGGCATAGGTAATGACTCCAACTTATTGATAGTGTTTTATGTTCAGATAATGCCCGATGACTTTGTCATGCAGCTCCACCGATTTTGAGAACGACAGCGACTTCCGTCCCAGCCGTGCCAGGTGCTGCCTCAGATTCAGGTTATGCCGCTCAATTCGCTGCGTATATCGCTTGCTGATTACGTGCAGCTTTCCCTTCAGGCGGGATTCATACAGCGGCCAGCCATCCGTCATCCATATCACCACGTCAAAGGGTGACAGCAGGCTCATAAGACGCCCCAGCGTCGCCATAGTGCGTTCACCGAATACGTGCGCAACAACCGTCTTCCGGAGACTGTCATACGCGTAAAACAGCCAGCGCTGGCGCGATTTAGCCCCGACATAGCCCCACTGTTCGTCCATTTCCGCGCAGACGATGACGTCACTGCCCGGCTGTATGCGCGAGGTTACCGACTGCGGCCTGAGTTTTTTAAGTGACGTAAAATCGTGTTGAGGCCAACGCCCATAATGCGTGCAGTTGCCCGGCATCCAACGCCATTCATGGCCATATCAATGATTTTCTGGTGCGTACCGGGTTGAGAAGCGGTGTAAGTGAACTGCAGTTGCCATGTTTTACGGCAGTGAGAGCAGAGATAGCGCTGATGTCCGGCAGTGCTTTTGCCGTTACGCACCACCCCGTCAGTAGCTGAACAGGAGGGACAGCTGATAGAAACAGAAGCCACTGGAGCACCTCAAAAACACCATCATACACTAAATCAGTAAGTTGGCAGCATCACCTGCGGCATAATCCCAATGATTACTCCCTGACAGGATTTGCAGGCCACTCAATATCAGGTGCAGTTGATGTATCAACACGATTCAACAATACCCGATATTTATTCCATGCCTCCAGCAACGATCTTTCTTCCTCCGTTGCGATTTCCAGATCTACAGCATCCTGCAGTGGCGCAATATACTCACTAAATTCCTGGATGTAGAACTGTGTGGTGACGGTCTTCCAGCCATTCGGCTCCTGCTGTATCGAAGCATACTAGGCTATTTCAATATCGCTATGCTGCGGCAGCATTTAACCCCTTGTAATTCATCGCCATAATTGATTTAATTCACAAATAAAACTATAACATGGTGAAATCAATGAAAACAAACACAGATGATGGGGCTAAAATTTACACACCACTTACCCTAAAGCTTTATGACTGGTGGGTTTTGGGAGTATCAAATCGGCTTGCATGGGGATGTCCTACAAAGGAACACCTTCTTCCACACTTTCTGGAACATTTAGGTAACAACCATCTGGATATTGGTGTTGGAACTGGGTTTTACCTTACTCACGTACCTGAGAGTAGTCTGATATCTTTAATGGATTTGAACGAAGCTAGCCTGAACGCGGCATCTACAAGGGCTGGGGAATCAAAAATTAAACATAAAATTAGCCATGATGTTTTTGAACCTTATCCCGCGGCGTTACATGGTCAATTTGATTCCATTTCCATGTTTTACCTTCTTCACTGCCTGCCTGGAAATATATCTACAAAAAGCTGTGTAATACGCAATGCGGCGCAGGCCTTAACTGACGATGGAACTCTATACGGAGCCACAATTCTTGGCGATGGAGTTGTGCACAATAGCTTCGGTCAAAAACTGATGCGCATTTACAATCAGAAAGGCATCTTTTCAAACACAAAAGATTCCGAAGAAGGCTTAACACATATACTCTCAGAGCATTTCGAGAATGTTAAAACCAGGGTTCAAGGTACTGTAGTAATGTTTTCCGCTTCAGGGAAAAAATAGCATCCAACCGCAGCACGTTCTTGCTTAAGACGTGCTGCGGCATAATCCCAATGATTACTCCCTGACAGGGTTCGTAGGCCACTCAATATCAGGTGCAGTTGATGTATCAACACGGTTCAGCAACACCCGATACTTTTTCTAGGCTTCCACCACCAGCACGACAAGATGCCGCATACAGTGACCCAGTCAGTCCAGTTTTCAGACAACCAGTGCGTCACCTTTTTGAAGGCGCTTTAAAGCACGTTTTAATCCAGGTCGGCCTGTCCTTGTTCCGCTTAATTTATCTTCAAATATTTGTTCATATCCTGCACAAACAAGAGCGTTTCGTTGCAGGTCTGTATTCTGGTCATTTGTTGATACCCTTACATAGCCAATCAGCACGCTGAATCTCCCGTCCAAAAGCACAAATCATGCCATGCAGGCCAGAAACCGCCATTATCTAAAACCTCGGTTTACGAGAACTCGGCACAAGCGGGGAGAAAATACCGTTACTCAGTACAGCGAATACCTGGACTAATCGACAAACATTCAGCGGTGGCCTTTCTGGTGAACTATCCGGCAATGCTTCTACAGCTGCAAAATTAAAAACTGCCAGGAAAATAAGCAATGTGGCTTTTGATGGTTCCTCCGATATCACATTAAAAGCAAGTCATGTTGGTGCGTTTGCCTTAGGGAAAACAGGAAGCACCGTTGCGAATGATAAAGCAGTTGGATGGAACTGGAGTAGCGGAGCCTATAACGCAACTATTAGTGGTGCATCAACGTTAATTATTCATTTTTATATGGGAGAAGGAAGTTGTCCTGCAGCTCAGTTTCGGATTAATTATAAAAATGGCGGTATTTTTTATCGTTCAGCCCGTGATGGTTATGGTTTTGAAGCCGACTGGTCCGAATTTTACACCACCAGAAAACCTTCAGCAGGAGATGTTGGTGCACTGCCGTTATCTGGTGGTCAACTGAATGGTGCACTGGGTATCGGAACATCCAGTGCTCTTGGCGGTAATTCGATTGTATTGGGTGATAATGACACGGGCTTTAAACAAAAAGGCGATGGTAATCTGGATGTTTATGCTAATAACGTCCATGTTATGCGCTTTGTCTCCGGAAGCATTCAAAGTAATAAAACCATAAATATTACGGGACGTGTTAATCCCTCGGATTACGGTAACTTTGATTCCCGCTATGTGAGAGATGTCAGACTTGGCACACGAGTTGTTTAGACCATGAAGAAAGGCGTGATGTATGAAAAATCAGGCCATGTAATCACGGGGCTTGGTATTATCGGTGAAGTCGATGGTGATGATCCGGCAGTATTCAGACCAATACAAAAGTTAATTAACGGAACATGGTATAACGTATCGCAGGTATAATCATGCAGCATTTAAAAAACATTGTCGCAGGTAATCCAAAAACCGTTGAACAATACCAGCTAACAAAGAATTTTGATGTTATCTGGTTATGGTCCGAAGATGGAAAAAATTGGCATGAGGAATTAAAAAACTTTCAGGAGGATACAATAAAACTGGCTTACACAGTTGAGGGAATAATTATTGCTATAGACAAGGATGTATCAGCAATTAATCCAGAAGGTTTAAGTGTCGTTGAGTTGCCTGATATTACAGCAAATCGCCGGGCTGATATTTCGGGCAACTGGATGTTCAAAGATGGTGCGGTGATAAAGCGAACTTATACCGAGGAAGAGCAAAGGCAACAAGCGGAAAATGAAAAGCAGAGCCTGCTGCAGCTCGTCAGGGATAAAACCCAGCTGTGGGACTCTCAGCTACAGCTGGGCATCATTTCCGATGAGAATAAACAAAAATTAACCGAGTGGATGCTCTATGCGCAGAAGGTTGAATCCACAGACACCTCCAGCCTGCCAGTAACGTTTCCCGAACAACCAGAATGAGAGAAGGCCCGCTATCGGGCCTTAATTTTTATTCAGGCTTTTGTGGCCATTCAGGATTTGCCGTATCCACACGGCTGACCAGAACACTGTAGCGTTCCCATGCTTCCAGTCGTGTGCGTTCCTCGTCTGTTGCCATATTCAGCCTGACAGCGCGTTCCAGCGGCTGGATGACTGATTCAGCTTCGGAAAGCAATGCGGCCTTTTGTGATTCGGCCTGTTGTTGCAGTTCCTGTTCTGTATATTCCCTCTTTACTACTTTACCATCCAGAAACATCCATTTTCCGTTATTGTCTGCGTGACGATTTGCCGTAATATCAGGAACTTCAACTATGCTTAGCCCTTCAGGATTAATAGTTGAAACGTCTTTACTGACAGCAACGATGATGTTGTTCTCATCGTAAGCAATTTTTATGGTGTCTGGCTGAAAATTCTTTTGTTCCTCATACCAGTTTTTGCCATCTTCGCAAAAGAGCCATACCACGCCCGCTTTTTTAGTTAGCTGGTATTGTTCCGGTGTTTTCGGATTCCCGGCCTTAATATTTTTCAGGTGCATCATCTTAAACACTCCCCACGTTGTACCATATTCCCCCAATCAATTTCTGAATTGGCCTTCTGGCAACAGTGTCGACAATATCATCCGCATTGCTGTTAATTGCGGCTGTTAAAACATAACCTGACGCATCGCCAAAGCCGTAGTCGCGCCATACGTTTTTATATTCAATGCTGCCAAGACGAATATCCCGAACGACATGATTATGCAGCCATGTGCTTAACCAGTTGTTTTCCCACACTGAACCATAAATATCGCCACTAGACGCAACTTGCGCACCACTTCCCAGCGCAAATCCCCCATCTGTTTTAAAAATGAAATCACCACCACCATCTGAACCGTTATTAATATGAACACCATCACCACCGTTATCTTTCCACAAAAACATACGAATTCTTCCGTCTTCGTTGGCGAATGTAATGTGGTGGCGGTAATTACTTTTTAATCTAAAATTGCTGCCATTAGATTCAATATCTTTATAAAGATGTAATCCTAACTCATCAATATGTCCGATGCGCGAACCATTTGAATAGAAGCTAATAATACCATCTCCATCTTGCCTAAATCCGGTGTCGTTATCTCCCAGAACAATGGAGTTTTCACCCAGTGCGTTATCAGTAGCTCCAATAGCTAGACCTCCTTTAATTTTGGCCCCGTGGCTGACAGATATAGCACCTGTTCTCAGATTTATAGCGAATGGCCTTAATGGGCCGATATTACCGTTTTCGCCTTGTCCTTCAGCCGTCGGAATGAAATGAAGAAAATCTTCTGAACGACGGAAAATTAGACCGAAGGTATCATTGAAAATTCGCAGCGCATTCACCGTGCCAATTTTCAGTTCTCCGGTCATTTTATCGCCGGAACGCTGAACGGCGTTACCAGCCTTGTTTACCGTTTCCTGTAAACCGAGGTATTCGATAACGGCAGCAACGGTCGATTTCGCAAGAATATCCCGCCCGACTTTTGTCAGGGTTGCCAGGCTGGCGACATCATTCCCCGTAAAATACGGAAACTTGCCTGCCGCAGTAGTAAGTCCGGCCAGCGCCGTCAGGGTGGCATCTTTCGGTTGCTTACCCGCAAGCGCGTTAGTCATGGTGGTCGCAAAATTCGGGTCGTTGCCCAGCGCCGCAGCCAGCTCGTTCAGCGTGTTCAGTGCATCAGGTGACGAATCTACAAGGGCGGCAATCGCAGCCATAACGAAAGCCGTGCTTGCGATTTGGGTATTATTCGTTCCCTGTCGCGCAGTTGGTGTTGTTGGCGTTCCGGTCAGTGCAGGACTATTTAAGGGCGCTTTCTTGTTCGTTTCACCCATTACCGCCTTAACCGCTTTTGGCGTTGCCGCCAGTGACTCGGAAGTGCTGTTGGTCGCACTGCTGAGCTGTACTATCCCCTTTTTCGTCGTGCTCGCATCCTCCAGCGCCACGGCGGATGCAATATCCTCTGCCCGTTTTGCTGCTGTCTCGGCGCGCGTTGCCGCGGATTCAGCAGCAACTTTGCTCTGAGATGCAGCCGTCGCACTGCCTGCCGCCTCTGATGCTTTCGTTGTTGCTGTCGTGGCACTACCTTTCGCTGCTGACGCTTGTCTGGTCGCCTCATCTTTTGAAGCAGACGCAGATGATGCCGATGACGCCGCTGAACTGGCTGACGATGCGGCTGCTGCCTTAGAGGAAGCAGCATTGTCTGCTGAAGTCTTTGCATTTGTTTCAGAGGTTTTTGCTGCAGAAGCAGACCTCGCTGCTGCAGTGGCTTGCTCAGTGGCTTTGCCAGCCTTCGTTGTGGCTGTTGAAGCGGATGATGCGGCGCTTTCTGCCGATTTTCCGGCGGCGGTGGCACTGGCTGAGGCCTGCCCGGCACTTGTTGACGCGGCACTGGCAGATAATGCAGCCGCTGTTTTTGAACCTGCCGCAGCTGAGGCGCTCTGTCCCGCTGCTGTTTCAGAAGACTTAGCGTTCGTCTCGGACGTTTTTGCCGCCTTCGCGGAATTTCCTGCCGCCGTTGCCGAGGAAGCTGCACTACTGGCACTTGATGATGCATTCGTTTCTGAAGATTTCGCTGCCTCTTTTGAGGCCGCCGCACCCCGTGCCGAGGTGGCAGCTTCTGACGCCTTCGTGGTCGCTGTGGATGCAGAAGTGGCTGCCGATTTTTGTGATGCTGCGGCATTCGTTTCTGACGTTTTCGCGGCACTGGCGCTGGTAGCTGCCGCGCTTTTTGATGACTCTGCAGCAGCACTTTTTGCTGCTTCACGGGCCTTTGTCGATGCCGTTCCTGCGCTGGAAGACGCTGACTGAGCCGACGACGCGGCCTGTCCGGCTGACGTGCTGGCGGCACGTGCTGAGGCTGCAGCATCGGTTGCATGAGTTGCCGCCTCGCTGGCTGATTTTTTCGCGGCTGCCGTATTCTGTGCAACCGCGGAGGCGTTACGTGACACCTCTTCCACCATCTGCTCAAAGCGGCGCAGTGCCTCCGGTCGGACATCATCCTCCGTCATGGCACCGAGAAAATCATTCAGCGTACCTGGTCTGGAACCTTCATAGACGGTAATGGTCCCGGCATGTGAAGGCGGAAAACCTTCAACCAGCAGGGTGACGCTGTACTGACCATGCTCAACATCCATGCTGTAACGTCCGGCTTCATCCGGATTTTCAGAGGCCACCGTGTTCACCACCATCGTGCTGCTGGTTCGTCTGGCCTTCAGCACAATGGTGCAGTTCTGTACTGGTTTTCCTGTGCCATCTTTAAGCACGCCAGAAATTTTTACTGTCATACTTTTCCACCAATAAAAAAAGACCCGCAGCAGTGACGCCACGGGCTTCAGGACAGTGTAACTTTACGTTTCCTCAAACGCAGTTCACCCCATAAGGTGGATGAACCTGCGTATCATAACAATATTTACAGAAGATAAATCGGCGTCTGTTGTCAGATACGGTATCCGATACCAACAATAAATGCATCCGTTCGCCAGTCACCACTACCGGAACCTTCATAAGCAAGGTCAATGGTCACGGATTCGGTCGGGTTAAACTGCACGCCAGCCCCCCACGCCAGAGACGTGTTGCTGTGGCGACCGTCATCACTTCCGGTCAGCACATCGTGCGTTTTCCCCTTGTTGTCAGTTACGCGGAGATAATCCCCGGAGAAAGTCGACACACGGCTGTAAGCCACACCCACCATCGCATACGCGCTGAACCATTCATTCACGCGTACAGACGGCCCCGCCATCACGCTGAACCAGCGGTTACGCACGGAATCTTCATGCCAGCGGGTATCGCTGTAGTGCGTTTTTTGCTCATCCTCAGCATTGGCATAACTGAAGGACGTAATCAGCCCCAGCGCGTCCGTAAACTCATAACGGTATTTCACGTTAATCCCGTTCAGATTATCGCTGCCGGGAGCGTTCGTACGGGCATGAAGATACCCCGCGCTCAGTGTGGACTGATGTTCAGACGCCCATGCAGGCGCACCGGATACGGACAGACAGATGGCTGCGGACAAAATGGCTGCACAAACTTTACGCATAATTACCTCTCGCTTTTCTGCAATAAAAAAGGCGCCATTTCTGGCGCCCGTATATGGGTTATAAAATTCAGCTGATACTGATGCCTGCGGTGGCTTTCTTCATCACCACAACCAGCAAATCGCTGATACTTGCTGTGGGATACCAGTTATTCACCAGCCATGCTGACACCGAAAACTCCAGCGTCATGTGGCCGCGACCAGCTGGCATATCAATAACACCACTGTAAATCAGCGTATTATCCAGCGCGGTACGGTTATAAATTTCAGCACCGTTTTTCCGTACTATCAGGCGGCATGACGAATAAATATCGTTATTCTCCCGCTCATGTTTAGCGCCGCTGAATGCCACCGCCGGAATAACAATTTGCCTGTCAAAAGGCTGATCGTCATAAATCCTGACGGTAATGGTCCCTGATGGCCACCGCTCCGGTGCCCGGGAGTCCCGCGGAAAAGCCTTACCCACTGTTTTGACTATATCGCCTTCAATCTGGTTGGCTGACAGTTTCCCCTTAATCTGACAGTTCTCATTAATTGTGACATTGTTGAGCGTCCCGGCGTTCGCATTCACACTGCCACTGATATCTGCATTTTTAGCGGTCAGTTTTCCGTCCGGTGTCAGGGAAAATGCCGGAGGATTACCGCCGCTGGTAATGGTGGGAGCCGTCAGGCGTTTCAGGAACACGTCGTTCATGAATATCTGATCGCCCTGACCAACAAACATCGGCTTTGTGTTGCCATTCGCAGGATTAATCATCGCAATCCTGTCTGCCGCCAGCAGCACCTGACTCTGCATTCCTGCTGGCGTATTCTCAATACCGGCACCGATACCCGCAATATAAAGGCGTCCGTCCTTCATCTGTTGCAGCTTCACAGCCCACATGCTGTTCAGATTATTATTTGTATCAACCTGAACCTTCTGTATCTGCTGGATTGCCGCACTCTGGTCTTTCAGTTTCTTATTGACAGTCTGCGTGATTTCATTGCTGACATCCGTAATGGACGTCCTGATTTCAGCCAGGTCAGGCGCAAGCTGACCGTTATCAATCTGCGTCCACAGCTCCTGAGCCAGATGTGTTTTCCCTATCTCTCCTTTGAAAAAATCCAAGTAACCTTCCGCATCATCGCTCGCCCGACCGACAGCCTCCACGAATGCCGATTTGCCAACGGTGTTCACACTGCGAACGTAAAAATAATAATCATGGCCCGGTTTGATATTGATACTGGCGGCTATCCAGTACAGCGCCGTGCCAAGATAGCGGGCGCTGGTTTCAACCTGCCTGATATCCGCAATCCGCTTTTCCGAGAACCAGAACTCAAACTGTACCGTCGGGTCATAAACGGCAAGATGCGGCGTTGCGGTTATCTGAAAATAGCCCGGCGTCAGCTCAATCCGCGACGGTGCTGCCGGTGCGGCAATCCGGAAGGTGGTGGTGGCAGGTTCACCCTGCTGGCCATAGCTGTTTATCGCCCGCACCGTCAGGGTGTATTCCCCGAGCGGCAGGCCGCTGAAACGGTGCTCCGTGTCTGCGGTGATGGCGGTGGTCACCAGTCTGGCATCCGTTCCCTTACCACTGGTCAGGCGCAGACTGAAGCGCACACCCTTCACCACCCGCGGCGTGTCCCATTTCGCCTGCGCCAGATACTGGCCGTCAGGTGCTGCACTGCCGGTGGGATGACGCTGTTCAGGGAACCTGACTGCGGCTCAAAGCGGGCACCGTTATCCACGATGGCTTCTTTTTCCAGTACGTGCTGCACCGCCGTGATGGCAAAGGTGCCGTCCGTGTTTTCCCGGACGGAGACACAGCGGAACAGGAGACGGCGCAGTGACGGCAGGGAGAGTCCCCACACCATCAGGCAGGGTACTGACCTGTATCCGGTCCGGCGCGGGGTGTTCGGTGATGTCCACACTCACCGGCTTACCGCTGCCGTTAATCAGGTTCACCGTGGCGGCACCGGTCTCCGGAAGTGTCACTTCACGGTCCAGCGTCAGAGTGCGGGTGGCAGCATCAATGGACAGGACACGTCCGCCGGTCAGGGTCCCGGCATAGTCGTTATCACAGATTTCAATGATGTCACCGGGTGTGTGCCGCAGCCCCTGAGACCCGAGCGTGAAATCCACCGTCTGCGTTTCCAGCAGTTCGGTCTTTATCACCCACAGTCCGGCACGGTGGGCCTGACCGCGGCTGGTACAGCCGAACGCGTCCATCTTCAGCAGGTTGCGTCCGTAGCGCAGTATGGCTTCCGGGTCTTCCACCAGTTCCGTGGAGGTCTGCCAGCCGTTCTGCGGGTCGGTATAATTCACCTCCACCGCCGTGTGCCGGTCCTTCAGGGCACTGAAGCTGTAGCGGAAACCCACGCCGTTATCATCCACCACCACATCGCTGTTGGTGTACGGCCACACCACATCCGACGGGCGGTCCTGAACAAACGTCAGCGTCTGGCCGTTCCATACCGGCATACAGCGCATCGCCGAGCAGAAATCACTGAGCACGTCCCATGCCTTACGCTGTTGTGCCAGGTACGCATTGAAGGTCATCCGCGGCTCGGTCTCCCCGAAACTATCCGGGACCGTCTGGTCGCAGTACTGCCCGATGGCATACAGCGCCCACTTGTCCACATCCGCCGCCCCCAGACGTTTTCCCATGCCGTAGCGCGGGTGAGTCAGCATGTCCCACAGACACCAGGCCGGATTGTTGCTGTATGCCGGTTTCAGGCTACCGTCCCAGATACCACTGTACGTGCGTTTTTCCGGGTCATAGTTTGACGGCACCTGGATGATGCGACCGCGGATATGGTAGTTCACCGTCATCTGCTGGCCGCCGAACTGCTCCGCATCCACCTGCAGCCCCACAATGGCCGTGTTCGGGTAGCACTGTTTCACATCGATGATTTCGGTGTATGACGACCACAGCGTCTTATTCTGCAGCTGGTCCGTGGTGCTGTCCGCTGTCTCCCGGACCATCCGGATGTTAAAAGGACGGGGAGGCAGATTATCCAGAATCACCGACGCCAGAAACTGCGAGGTGGTCTTGCCGTTAATGGTGACATCCTTTTCTGTCACCCAGTTACCGTTACGCTGTAACTGAATCAGCAGGCGGACGGATGTCGGGTTTCGGTCACCCTTTGACGTGGTCTGCACCAGTGACTGCACCCCGAAGGTAACCCGCAGGCGGTCAATGTTCGCGGACGTAATGGTGCGCGTCACCGGTTTTGCCTTCGTCACTTCCACGCCCAGTCCGGTTTCAGCACCGGAGGACTCAAAGCCTTCCGGTGGTGTCTGCTCCTGCTCCCCGGCGCGTCAGACCGCCGTCACACCGTGTATCACGGGATTACCGTCCGTGTCCGTCAGCGGGGTTTTGTTCACCAGGATACTCTGCAGTCCCTTCACCGGACCTTCTATCAGTCCCTCACCAATCGCATCAATCACGCTCATCATCTGCGTGGATTTGAGATTATCCTTCGCCTCACGAGGCGTGTGTGCCTTACCGCCACCTTTTCCCATACAGCCTTCCCCTGAATAAATTAACCGCCACTTGCCATTCCGTACAGAAGTCGGATATCCTTCGCCCGAAAAGCATGAAACACATTTCTGCCATGCTAAAGAGAAACCCCGGTATCAGCAGATACCGGGGTTTTCTTTCATGCCCACCGATAATCCTGTTGGTTAAAACCGGTAATGGCATAAAAATTCTGAATATCTTCACATTTTCACAAACTGACTGTGGCGCGTATAATTTCTCTGCGTTAATTTTTTGTCGTGATATAAGAATAATTCCTTACACTTAATCTTCGTAACTCTCCCGCAGTTCCTGTCCGCGATCACTGCGGGATTTTTTTATTCTTTTTACCCCTGCCGCCCGATAACCACGACCTTTCCGCCCCCGCCTTCATCACGGGTGCTGATGTCCTGGGATATACGGCGGGAGCCAACCAGCATTTCCCCGTAAGGCACCGGCATCGGGTTCCCCTGGGCAATCATGTTATCCAGTGAGGAAAAGTACGTGTTCTGTCTGCCGTTATCCGTTGCGCGGTAATCCGGTGTTTTTGCCTTCGGGGCCAGCATCTGGGCCACACCGCCCAGAATCATGCTGGCTCCAAGTGAAAACAGCATCGTGGTGGCAGAAAAACCACCGGCTGCCAGGGCTGAACCCCATAACGCCATTGATGCCCCGGCAGTGAAGAAAGAGCCCACGATGGCTGCCGCCCCCAGCACAATCTGCAGTCCACCCTTTCCGGCCCCGGCCAGTCGCGGCACAATGTGGATGACCGTTCCCTCACCCAGCTGTTCGTGAAGACGGGCGTACACCGCCTCCGGTGCCGTGTCATAACCGGCAATACGTATCTGGTACCAGCCTTCGTTCATCTGACGGCGAAAGCCCGGCATCTGCATCGACAGGGCGCGAATGGCTTCCGCTGCCGTGTTCACATACAGGCTAAGGCGGCGGCCAAATCGTTGTAAATCCCCGTGAAGGCAGATGCGTGCCAGTGGCGGTGACGCCAGACTGAATGCGTTCGTCGTTGCCATTTTTCGGAATACCTCTCCCGTTTACTCAGTTGTTCAGGCAGATGGTGAAGCAGCTCACCGTTGCCGCAGTAAATGGCGGCATGGTTCGGTACCGAAGCACCAAAGCAGCACAGCAGAATATCGCCCGCCTGTGCAGAGGACAGGGGCACCCGGTAAAAGCCGGTGACCGCCATATTGTCCAGGTAAAGGTTCTGACCGTTGCGCCACCAGTCATCCTCGCGATGAAAATCCGGCATTTCAGTCCCCGCCAGATGATAAGCATCCCGGAACAGCGTGTAACAGTCCGTCACCCCGTGCTCAAAGCGCCGTCCTGTCAGATGTGGCACACAGCGGAATTTGTGAATGTCACCCCGGCAGACCAACCACCAGGGCAGTGCGCTTTTTATCTGCAACCGCCGGTCAGCCTCGCTCAGCCAGGGCAGCCCACCGGGATGACTGTGGACCAGTGCCACAATCTCCCCCTGCATCTCTGCCCGCAGCCAGTCTTCCGGTGCGATACGAAAATACGCCTCCGGCTCTGCGGAAATATTCACACAAGGGATATACCGCTCCCCCTCCGGCGTGCTTATCACGAAGCCGCACGACTCCGCAGGCGCACACCGCCGGGCATGTGCCAGAATCGCTGATTCAGTCTGTGTCATAAACCGGGATTTACTGCGAAAGTTTATTAATGGAAAGGAAACCGCCAAAATTGCCGACATTCCTGCGCAGTTCACACCCGCGCATGCACTTGCTGCATCTGTCCTTACGGATATCCGTGGTGGGGTTGTCGAACTCATCCGCCACCGCAGGACCGTTATACCCGCATTCATCTCCCCGGTAATCCCACATACAGGTGTTCGCCAGCATGATGCGACCGGGAAACAGCGCCCCGTCCGTCTCGGTCGGTGTAGCCAGCACAAACGAGGCCGTCATGGCTGTCAGCTGCGACATCTGCTCCACCACCCAGCGGTCACTCAGCTCCTGCTCCGGGTCCGCCTCCGGATTGCCCGCAACGAAATTCACCGCATCCAGAAAACGGGCATACACCCGGCGGCGGACCACCGTGGCCCCCACCAGACTCTGCAGGTCTTCCGCCATCCCGGTGACCAGACCGAACAGATTGGACACCGTCAGCGACGGTCTGGCACTGCTGCCCCGGCCGTTCATCTCAAAGCCGCTGCCGTCAATCGGGTATGCCTCATACTTACGCCCCTGCCAGGTGACCGGCTCCCCTTTTTCATTCAGCTCATTACAGAAAAAATACCGCTCACCACCCTGTACCGTCAGGTCGATTTCCCAGAGTACCACCCGCGGTGACTGCTCTGACTTAACCGACTCGTTCAGACTTTCTTCGCGAATATCCTGCATCAGTTCACCACCTGCTTAAACTCCGCGCTGAACTCAACGCGCAACATCCCGACCCGCGCAGACCACCCGGCACAGGTCACCTTTATCTGCCGGTATGCATAGGGTGGCTTCCACAAAAATGCCTTCCAGCCACCGTGCTCTGCCAGGAACGCTTCCAGATGCCGGGCCTCCTCCCGGGTCACGGAAAGCGTCACCCTGTATGTTTTCAGGTCAGCATTCAGCCCTGCCGCCATACGCTGTGAGTACCCGTCACCAAAACGCACTTCACGCACCGATGGCTGCGAGTTCACCTCCATATCCGGCTTCACTTTCCAGCGAAAGGTTTTCATCCACCGCTCCCTGATAACATACCGCCATCACGCAACTGCAGCCGGAGTTCATCCTGTGCCCCCTTGCGGGCCATCTCATACACCGCTTTCATCAGCTGCGGCCCTGCCCGCCCGTTGGGGCCGTCGTTCTGAATCACCACGTGATTGTTCTGATTAAAATTAATGCCTTCCGCCCGCCGCATCTGCGCCGGACTTCCGGCACCGCCGACATAACCACCTTCCGCATAGCCCCGCATCAGGCGGTACAGATTGCCGACACCAATCCGGCTGGTCGCCTCCTTCGTGAAGACAAACTCCCCGCGATGAACAATCCCCGCAGGTTCATATTTACCCCCCGTCCCCGTAAATCCCCCGGTCGCGAAATGGAAGTTCGCCGCCGCAGCCTGAATGGCCGTCCCCGTGGAGGCAGACGCACCACCACCGAAAGCACCGCCAATGGCGCTGCCGATACTCCCGACTATCCCCACCATCGCCTGCTTCAGAAAAATCTCTGTCAGCATGGACAGCACAGAACGGGTGAAACCACGCCAGTTCTGTTCGCTGCCGATCAGCATCGCTGCCATATTCTGTGCAATACCGTCAAAGGTCTGCGTGGCCGCGTTTTTAACCTGCGAAAAACTGTCCGTCGCACTTTCCGCCCACTCGCCCCAGCCGGACTTCATCCCGGCCATCCAGCTTCCACGAAGCTGCTCCTCCGCAGACCAGGTGTTCTTCAGTGCAGATGTGGCCTTCGCCAGCGCAGCCGGATTATCACCGTACACCTCACGAAGGCGCTGCTCTTCCGACTCCCGCTGCGCCTGACGGTCGGTGAGTCCGCGGGCTTTTGCGCTGATTGCCGCCTGCTTCGCGCTCTGCTGCTGTTCAAACCGCGCCGCCTGCTGTGCCAGCTCATTCAGCCGTTTCTGGTGTTCAATCTTGTCGCCCAGCTCAGCCAGCTGGCGTTTGTACTCCAGCGTTTCTTTCTCATGGGCCAGCAGGGATTTTTCCTGCTCAGATAACTGCCGTTTCGTGGCGGCCTCTTTCAGGACCACATACTGATTTTCCGCTTTCCATAAATCACGGCGCTGCTGGCTGATTTTTTCATTCGCACCGCTGTGCTTCTCCAGCGTCCTGAGCTCAGTTTCAAGCGCCAGCAGGGCTGCATGCGCCTGGTCTTCCTGGCGCTCACCGGCAGACACCTTCACACCGGACGGCTTTTTCTGCGTCGACTCATAATCCTTTTTTGCCGACGCCATCAGCGTGTTGTAATCCGCCTGCAGGATTTTCCCGTCTTTCAGGGCCTTATTCAGCTCTTCCTGCCGGGCGGTATATTTCTCCAGTGGCGTCAGCAGGCGCTCATACGCCTTCTGCGCCTCTCCGGTATACTTCAGCTGTGACGACTCACGCTCAGCCCTGTCCCTTGCCGCCAGTTCACCGGCTTTTTCCATATCCGACTGCAGCGTTGCCGCTGCCAGACCCAGACGGGCATTTTCCCGGTCATCCCATGCGCCCTGAAGGTTGGCCCGGAAAGAGGAGGTTTTACCGCGGCGCTGGCTCCGACTCTGGTACCACTGCCATTTTTTATCCGCCTCATCAAATGCCTTCTGCGCACTGGCGAGCATATCCGCTGAGGATTCCGGACGACCGATATCCAGAATGGCATCCCACATCGATTTGAATGCCTTCCCTGTTTTATCCGCCCAGGTCTCCAGTGTTCCCATGTTTTCTTTCAGGCGACGGGTCTGCTCATCAAAGCCTTTCGTGGCGATATCGTTCGCCGCCTGCAATGCCCCGGCCTCGTCTCCGGAACGCTGCAGCTGTGCAACATACGCAATCTGCTCTGCCGTCACGTTACGGAACTGGCGCGCCATCGCCATCAGTCCCGACGTCGGGTCAGTGGTCAGCTTCCCGAAGGCTTCAGCGACTTTATCCACCTCCACACCGGATGCAGACGCAAAACGCGCGACACTCTGGTTGATGGCATCAAACTGTTCACCACCACGCACACCGGCATTCACCAGGGCTGCCAGTGACTCTCTCGCCTGGTTAAACGTCAGCCCTGCTGCCTGCCCGGCTCTTGAGAGAGTCAGCATACGATCGGCAGTCAGTCCGGACTGATTACCGGAAAGAACCAGGGTTTTATTAAACGCTGAAAGCGTGGAATCTCCCTGGTACCAGGCGTACACCAGTGCACCTGTCGCCACCGCCAGCGAGGTGACCCCGACCATCGGCAGGGTGATCGCATCGGCAAGCCCCCTGAACATGGGGATCATCCCGCCGAAGGAGTCCTTCACCTGACCGCCCTGTTGCAGCAGGATCAGCCAGGGATTCTGACCACCGGCAAGCTGCGTGGCGATATCCGTAAACTGTGCGGGCAGGGTTCGCATGGCCGCTTTATACTGCCCGACGGAAATCCCGGCTTTTTGTGCAGCCAGCGCCTGGCGGCTCAGGCCCTGTTCAACAGCACTGGCGGTTTTTCTGGCGTCGGTATCCAGACCTGAAAAATGACGCCTTACCCGGCTCATCTGCTCATCGAAACGGACAGCATCCAGACTCAGGTCAATAACAAGATCACCAACCGGCTGGGACATATCTCACACCTCCCGGAATCCCCGCTGAAGCCATCATTAATGCGGCATCATCCACCATGACATCCGCCACATCCGCAGACGATAAAATATCGCGCCCTCCGTCCCCACCGAACCGGACGCCTCCGGCAAGTCCTGCCGCTTTCTGCATCAGCATTTTGTCCTCATCCGGCCTCTCCACCTGCTCTTCCTCATGCCGGGGGACAAGCAGACTGAAATCAGAGGGATGCATATCCGGATCGCAAAAAAACAGGCTGAGTACAGCGTACGTCAGCCCGGAAAAATGCATATCCAGCTGGGTATCCTGAAAATAATGCGTGCGGTAAAAACGGCGCCAGTCGGCATATTCGGTGGATGTCATCCCGGCAAGCATGGCGCGCCAGTCGGGTCTCCCCATCTCACGCGCCAGTCTGAGGGCAAAGTTCAGCTCGCCGTCGAAGACTTTCCCGCAGAAAAATCATCATCAGTCAGCGTGTTATTTTTCGCCACTTCAGTAATATCAGTATCCGGACGAACAGCTTCGATCATCCCGGACAGGCACAACACCACGTCTTCCGCCCGGGCAATGGCATCGGCAGGCCAGGTGGTGAGCACTTCCTGCTCTATCTTCATCACGGCCTCATTCATTGACGGTGACTGCGTTTTCTGTGGATGGTTATGCCACAGGGACATCGCCACCAGAAACGCGCCGGTTCTGACGAGATCTTCCACGCTTACCTGCAGGTTGCCGCTGGATTCTGCCTGTTCTGCACGCCGTTTCAGGAGGGCAAGATGCTCGATACGCTGCAGCGCAGACAATTCGGAAAGCGTGACAGACACACCGTTATATTCAAATTGTTCTGTTTTCAGAAACATGTATTACCTCCGTTTACCCTGCAGCGCCCGCTTCAGTAACGGTGACTTCAGCCACTGCGGCGAACTGACCATTTCCGCTCACCACAGGGATCTGCACCTTACCTGTCGCCACGCCGTTTACCGTAATTGTCATATCTTTCACACTAATGGTGGCTTTCGACGGATCGGCGGAAACCGCTCTGAACGTCTTGTCGGTTGCACTTTCCGGCTCAAAAGAAACCGTCAGGGTGGTTGTTTTCCCTTTTGCCACCGTACCGGATGTCGGCGTCACCTTAATCGCACTGACCGGCGTAATTTTGCTGCGTTCTTCCGCTACAGAAGGTTTACCCACGTTAGTGACTTTCACCGTGCGGGTGATCACTTCTTTCGCCGTCACGGCCTTACCGATACTGCTGACCCAGCCACGAAACACATCCACCGTGCCATTCGGAAAACGGATTTTATAGGCCCGGACATCGCCGCTTTCAAACCAGCCTATAAGCCCTTTCTGGCCTTCCTCTCCCGGTTTCCAGGCCAGCGTAAAACTGGTATCACCTGCAGATTTCTGCCCCTGCCCGGTCGCGCTCCAGTCCGCGTCTTCATCATCCAGGTAGTTATCATCATAGGATTCAGCCGTCATCTCGCCCGGCGTCAGATCCTTCACCTTAGCCAGTCGCTGCCAGTCATCGTCTGACAACGGGTTTGCATAAGCATCAGCCTTGCCGTTGTAAACCCACAGAGTGGTACCGGCACCTTTTACCGGCTCCAGGGGATTTGGTGTTGCCATATCGTCCTCACATCTCGTATGTAATGGAATAAGTCAGATCCGCAGAGCTCCATAACGCCATATCGTCATCACGACGATACTCATAGCCCTGCGTAACCATCGTGGTAATCAGTCCTGCCAGTGCAGGGATCGCAGTCATCGCCGGATAAATCCGGCTTTCCATCCACTGATCGAGCTCCGAATCAGGTACCTGTGCCGGTAAAAACACCTCAATATGCAGTGTGGCCCGCCAGGTATCTGCATCCAGCTCTTCACCGGTATACTCTGCATCCGTCAGATAAACCGCGATCGCAGGAAAATCCTCTTCGTCAAAAACAACGGGGCGACCATCAAACAGCGTCGCCCCGTGTTCATGCTGCTCGAGTGCATCCAGCACTGCGGCACGAATGTCAGTGTGTTTCATCGTTTTATCGCAATCCTCAGTTGTTGTTTCAGCGCGTATGCCAGTTCTTTAGGCAGGCGTTCACGCCGGATACGGTCAACATTCTCATCAAATGCCTGTTTCAGTGGGGCCGCCATCGGGATTTTCACCACCTGAATGGGAAGGCGATTACGCTTTTTCCTTCCCTTGTCGTCATTGCCCTCCTCATATCTGGCCTGGGGAAGACGTTGCATAACATGCCAGCGCCCATTATTTAATCGCTGGATAAATGCCCGCTGATAACGATGCTGACCGGCTTTGAGTATGCTGTTCGGACGACGCCCCAGCATTCTGATCCCCAGCTTAATCACAGGGAGATCACCGCGGTTAACGATAATTCTGGCATTCGGATTTCTGACCGTCGCCCGTTTCAGTCTGGACCGTTCCTTTACCAGTTTCCGTCTCACCCTGGTTTCCCGGGCAACCTGTGACGAAGACTGATTAATCGCCGTTGTGGCCACGCGGTTAATGGTCATTGCAGAAGCAGCCGGAATGGCGTTTTTACGAACCCGGTTCAGATTGTCAATCGCCTGATCAAGCCCTTTTATCGCCAT